TTGTTGCGGCGAGCACACGATGATCGTTGGCGGGACGATCGCCGGCGTAGGCTGGCCTTGCACGACCTCGGCGCTCGACGGCGTTCCCAGGGCGATCTCGGTGCTGACGGTCACCTGCGTCCCGGCGGCGATCGCCTGATCGCCATAGGGAATGAACTTGAGCTGGCCGCCGCTCCATACGGCGGCGCAATTGCAGATTTGCAGCCAGCGGGAAAGGACGCTGGACGCCTGCTCCTGGTCGGTGAGCGCTGGACTGAAGGCGATTCCGACCGCCTTGCAATAGGTCTGCAACGACGCGTCGCCGCCCGAGCCGAACAATGTCGTCGCGTCGATCGCCGCGCCGTCGAAACCGGCGCCGTACTGCGCGTTGGTCAGGAAATCGGAGACGACCAGGGCCGGGTCGGCATCGATTTGATTGGCGCCAGTGGAGGAGAAGATGCCTGCGACTTCGAAATTGTGATTCGAGATTTCCGCGTTGGAGCCGAGCTGGTAGCTCGCCGCGCAGGCATAGGCGGTGCCCTGGTAGGCGAGCGCCTCGTAGGGCTCCGAGGATTCAAGGTACGACCACACCGCTTGGGGCGTCGCGCCCTCGAACAAGGTGAGGTCGAGATCGGCGAGGCTGTAGACCGACTGGTCCTTCCAGATCTGGTTGACGGCGCCGATCGGCCCTTCGCATAGGGCCATGATCAGATCGGCCGAATAAGTGGTGGTGGCATCCGAGTTGAAGTAGCCGCCCTTGCCGACGGAGCTTCCTTCCTGCGTCTGAAAATTGTTGTACCAGATGACGTTTGGCGCGATCTTCGATTCGCCCCAGACGATGGCGATCGGCAGCGTGTTCACGGAAGTGTTGAGCTGCAGGCCGGTATAGGTCGGCGCCTGGTTGCTGTTCTTGGCGCGAAGAAAGCCCATCAGCCCCCCGTCAACGCATCGCGTTCGTCTGACCTTGCCCAATAGGAGGCGAACCGCGCCTGTGGCAGCCGCCGCGCGATCGCCGCATTGCGACTGACCTGCTCCTCAAGAACGACGCGGGTCGAGGCGAAGGCGTGAACCATTGTGAAAGGCTCCGCCCGCGTCACGATGCCGCCGTGCGAGAAGCAGCGGCCATATCGAAACAGCACCACATCGCCGGGGCCGATCTCGCCGAGCGCGACCTCGCGGGCGCGCGCCAGCAGCAGCCGGAGATAGACCTCCTCGCTGCGATGCAGATGCCAGTCGCTGGAATAGGGCCTGGGATCGAACGGCGAGACGAGGCCGAGGTCGCAGAACACGCGCACCAGAATCATCGCGCAATCGACGCCGGCGCCCTTCACGTCCGCACCAAGGTGATACGGCGTCCCGATCCACGAGCGCGCTTCCGCGACGACGGCGGCGCGCGCGGCGGCGGAAGAGCCCATCAATAGGCGATCTGCGGCGGCGGGACGAACGGGAAGCCGCGGAAGTTGGCGAGGTTGTTGAACTGCGACTGGCAGGTTCCCGGCGTGTGGTCGCAGCCCTGATAGACGGTGAAGGAATCGCCGGTCGCCGGCGGCGCGGGCATCGGATAGGCGAGCGCCAGGCTGACCCCCGCCGTGGCGATCTTGACGGTCCCGGTGATGTCCTGATTGGCGCCGGAGGTAAAGGTGATCGAGCCCTGCTGATGGACCGCGGCGGCGCCGGTGAAGTTGATCAGCGAGGCGGTCGAGCCGGCGCCGACGGCGCCGTTGGTCCCGAAGGCGTTCTTGATCAGCGTGCAGCCGGCATCATAAAGCGTGTGCAGGCAAGTCGCCGAATAGAGGTTCCTGGGCATGTCATAATCGAGAATGATGAGATCGGAGGCGACCGTGACCTTGGCGCTGGTGCGCCCGACCTGGTCGACGGTCGAAATGCGCCCCTGAAAGAGGATGACGCCGCCGACCGGGGGCTGCCCGAGCGCCGACATGAAGACGCGCTGGCGCTGGAACGAAGCGCCGTCGAAGGCGCCGCCGACGAGCGCGGCGAGAAATTGCGCGCCGGCGACGAGGTCGGTCGGCCGGGCGGCGATGGTGATTTGCTGCTTGTCGACGTCGAGACCGGCGGCGCAGCGGTATTTGAGCCCTTGCACCAGCGGCCCGCTCGCCGAAAAGGTCGTCCCGTCATAGACGACGTCCCGGTCGACGTTGGTATAGGTGAGGACGAGGCCGGTCTGCGCCAGCGTGAAGGTGAAGCAGTCGGCGAAGGCGATCGGCGAGTCGGGAGCCTTGCGCGCTGCGTTGAGAAAGTTGATGAGCGCCGTCGTCGCGGTCTTCATGTGCTGCGCACGCTGCGGAATTTCAGGCTGTCGACCTTCCACAGGTTCTGCATGAACTGCTCGAAGTCAGAGGAATCGTCGAGAAAGCGGCACTGGAAGGCGTAGTCGAAGGTCGCAGTGATGACGGCGCCGGAATCCCGGCGCCGAATTGAACACCAGCGAATTGGGCGTCATCAGCGACCAGCCGGAAGCCTGGTTGACGCCGTTGAAATAGACGTTGGCGATCGATGTCACCCAGCCGACCGGCTCGGTGAAGCCGCCGAGCGAGCGCCCCATGGTGAAGGTCGTTGTCGAGCCGTCGCCGGTGGCGATGCCCTGGTTGGTCGCCGCATTGTCGGTCGGGTCGGCATAGAGGAATGTTCCTAGCTGCCCGGCGCTTTGCAGGAACAGACCCATCAGGCTTTGCAATGATTGCGCGCCGAGGCCGGGATAGTTCGACGAGCTCGAATCAAGGCCGTCGAACACCAGTTCGAACTCCCACAAAGGATATTGCCACAACGAATCGCGGACCTCGCGGCCCGACGCGGAGTTCGCGACGATGGTGTTGAAGCTCGGCTTTTTGTGAACGCTCCAGCCCTGGCCGGCCAGCGTCGGGAAGGATGGCGGCGTGGTCAAAAGCGCACCGTCTGCAGTTTCACCGTTTTGAACGTCCACAGCATCGCCATGAATTCCTCGAGATCGACGAAATCGTCTGAAAAGCGGCACAGCATCAGCAAGCCGAAATCCGCGGTGACCGAAACGCCCGCGGCGGGCGGGGGCGCGATCGTCACCATGGGCGCGGCGCCGGCGCTGATCGCGTAGCGCGAAGCTCCGAGCGGGGCGCCGTCGAGATAGACCGCCGACACGCCCGACGTTCCCTGCGCCGCCGCGCTATAGCCGCCGGCCGTCGCCAACAGCGGAAAGACGCTCGTCGAGCCGTCGCCGGTTCCGATCGCTTGCGCGGCAAGGCTGGCGAGGCCCGGCGGGGCCACCCAGAACGGCGTCGCCTTTCCCAGCATCGCCGCGAAAAACCCCGCGACCTCCTGCAATTCGGCGTAAGCGGCGGCGCTGCGCAGCAGCTCGTAGGTCAGTTCGATGTCGTAGAGAGGCGCGGCGTAGCGCGATCGCCTCACCGAGCGGCCGGAGACGAGGTCAGCGACATCGGTCGCGAACCGCGGCGAGATATGCGTCGACCAGCCGAGCGTCGTCAGCGTCGGGAAGGATGGGTAGCTTGCAGGCGCCGGCGGCGGCGATGACTGGGCCGGCGGCGTCGCCGGGCCGCGGCCGCCGAGCCAATCGCCATAGGCCCAGTTGCCGGCGTCGCCCCACTCGCCTGTCAGCAGGGGGAAAGTCGGAAACGGCCGCGCGTCCCAGTTCCACACGCAGCAGAACGCAAATTGCAGCAGGGCGACGCCGGTCGCCGACACATTGTTGGCGCCGCCGTTCCAGTATGCGTAGATCGCCCGCAGCGCGGTCAGCGCCAGCGTGTCGTCGCGGAGCGGCAGACGGCCGCCGCCAGGGGTCGCCGTCCACGTCGACCAGAACGGGGTGAAGCTCTCGACCGAGGCCGGATTATAGAAAACGTTGGGCTGGTTGGTTCCCTTGTCGACCGCCGGAAAGCCGTATTCGACGAAGGCGATCGATTTCGATTGTGGAATCCATGCGGTTTGCGGCCCGTGCGGCGACCAGCCGGAGCCATCGCCATTGTCGTAGATCGCCTGGTGCGGATTGCTCCACCACCAGCGCAACTGCTTGTTGGCGAGCAATTGCTGGTTGGGATAATAGGGATTGCGCTTCTGGGCGAGCCGATCGCCCTCGCAAAGCGAAACCTGCTGGTCGGAGCCGAGCGGGTCGAGGCCCGGCCCATCGTTGTTCGAGTCGTTATAGAACCAGTCGAAATACTGGCCGCCCTCGATATTGGCCTGAAGATAGGGGACCGACGGAAGCGTCGGCGCCCCGGAAAGCCCGAGCCCACTGGCCGCGCCAATCGCCGGCGGCCAGGCGACGGCGATCGCCGCGCCGCAGTCCGTGGTCGAGGCGACCGCCCCCATGGTGTGACCGCAATCGACGCTCTGGCGGGCGGTAATCGTCACCAGGCCGGCGTCGCAATAGCTTTGACCGGGCGCCGGCGCGTTCCAGTTGGCGACGTCCAAGCCGCCTTGCGTCGTCCAGTCGGACAGCGGCAGGTAATTGTCGAAACCGACGAGGTCGATGTTGGCGTCGGCGAATAGCGAATCCAGGTGCGGCCATTGGCCGTTCTCGCCGGGGTGCTGGAACCCCATCCAGTCCGACCAGTCGGCGGAATAGGCGATGAGGTTGTTCAGCGTCGAAAGATTCCTGGTCAGCCCCTGGCTGTCGAAGATCGTCCGGACATCGTTGGCGAGCGCCTGCAGGCCAGCGACAAACGGATAGTCCCAGATCGCATGGCCGGAGCCGTCGGTCGCTCCCGCCCTGGTCCAGGCCGGCCCGCGAATGGTTTCGAGGCCGCGCAGCTCCGAGCCCAGCAGGAAGAGATCGACGCCGCCGGCGATCGTCATCAGCCAGGCGTAATGCAGGATCATCCGGCGATAGGTGTAATCGGTCGGCGCGCCGGAATAGGCGACCGTCAGGTTGAGCGGGTCCGGCGTGAAGTCGGCAATCGTCGCCGCGCCGAGGAAGGCGTCGACCGCTGCGATGGCGGCGCTAGAGACATCGCCTGAGAAATAGCTGATGCGGCCGCGCCACGGCAGGCCCGGCGCGGTCATCAGGATGAAAGGGTAGAAGACCACGCGAAAGCCGCGCGCCTTCAGATCCCGGACGCAGCGCACGATGCTCTGGTCGGACGGCGTGCCGCCATAGATGAAGCTGTCACCGCTTTGCGGAATCGGGATCAAGCCTGGCGAGGCCTGCGTCAGGCCCGACACGCGCCATTCGTCGGCGATCCAGGCCCCGCCGGAAAGTTGCCCGAAGGAACCGCCGACATAGGTGGTCGCGGGATAAATCTGGCAATAATCGACGGTCTCGTTGTTCCCGAACCAGGCGCAGACCACCGAGACCGTCGTGCATTCGGGATGGGCGGCCTGGAGCTGGTCGATGGCCACCGAATAATCGGTGTAGGCGCCCCCCTGGCCGTAGAACGTATTGAGGCCGAGCATCGCGCCGCCGAGGCGCTGACCCTGATGAGCGATCGTGTCGTAAGTAAACTCGCCGGTCGAGGGCAGCAGGTGCACGCCGCCGATGTAGCCCATGGCGCGCTCCTCAGGCGCCGGCCAGACGCCGCAGCCCGAGCAGCGCGCCGTGCCGCGCCGCCTCGTTCATCGCCTTGGCGATATCGGCGCTGTTGTTGCGGAACCATTGCGCTGTGCTTGCCGAGTCAACGGCCGAGACGTTGAAATTGGCGGTCGGGTGGATGTGCACGGGCGCGCCGCCGCCGGCGCCGGTCCCTGAGAAACCGCCGCCGCTCATGAAATTGCGGAACTCGTCGGCGATTCCGCCGCGCTGCGGAATGACCATTTCGCCGGCGTGGACGCCGGCCAGCATGTCATGCGGGATTTCCCATGCGCCCGTATCATAGAGGCCGCCAGCCACCGCCAGCACCGTCGCCTCGGCGGCCGCGCCGGCGGCCGGCGCGGCCGGCCCGAGGATCGGCGCCATGAAACCGGTGACGCCCGCGAAGGTCTGCGCCGCCGATGCGTAGATCGAGTGCAGGATGTTGCCGAGGTTGGCCAGCGCGCCCGTCGCGCCGGCGCTCGCCTGCGCCGCCGACTGCTGCGCCGAGCCGGCGACTTGCGCCGCCGTTACGGTGTTGATGCCGACGATGTTCATCGCGACCTGTTCGGCCTGCTTCAGCCCCCAGTTGAGAAAGAACGTGATGAGATCGGCGGTCAGCGTGGTCAGCACGTTTTTCACGGCGTTCGACCAGGTCGTCGTTCCGGTCAGCAGACCGCGCACCTGCGAATCAAAGGCGCCGTTGATCGCGTTGAACGCGTTCTGCCATTGCTGGGCGGTCTGCTCGGCGGCCTCAAGCTGCGCGCGCTGGACCTGCGCCGCATAGTTCTGCTCGAGCGTAAGCATTGCATCGAGAATTCTCTGACGCTGCTGGGGGCGCAAATTGTCGAGTTGCAGCTCCTGATTGAGGATGTCGGCCTCGTCCTGTAATTCGTCCTGCAGCGCGTCGAGCGTCACCTGCAGCTTTTGGCTCTCGGTGAGCTCTTTTTGGCGATACTCGGAATCGTACAGCGCGATCTTCTGTTTGGCTGCGTCCTCGGTGAGGACGACCTCCTCCTGCGAGGCGGCCATGGCGGCGGCGCGCAGATCGGCCGCCATGCGGTCGGCCCCCTGCCTTGCCGCCTCGCTCGCCGCCGCCTGCGCGGCGGCGGCGCTTGCCGCAGAAGCCTGCAAGGCGACCCCGAACGTCTGCGCTTTCTGAGGCGACAAGCTCTGCGAGATCGCGGCGCCGAGCGCGGCGTATTGGGCGTTGATTTCACCGGCCGGCGCTGAAAGGCCGGACAGGGCGTCCTTGGCCGCCGCGACGCCGGCGACCAGGCCGTCGATCGAAGCGGCGAAAGTGACGATGAGGTTGGCGTCCGCCATGTCGGGCTCCAGCGGCAGGCGGGCGCGTCACAAGCGCCCGCCGGGAAGGGCGGCTTTCAGTTGTGCGATCGAGGCATGCCGATTTGGCCCGCCGCCCGATTGTGCGGGCGGCCGGTAATTCAGCGCCGCCGCGAGCAGCCAATGCGCGGGCGGATGGACGCGCCATTCCGATTGCAGCGCCGCCAGCCGCGGCAACGTGAGATTGTCGAGCGCTTGATCCCAGGTCCAGCCAAGATTGGCGACGACCTGGGCGATCAGGCGGTCGAAATCAACTCCCCCGGCGCCTCCCGGTCTGCTTCGCGCCCGGACTGCGCGGCGACGGGACGCAAGCCGACCGCGCTAGCCACGGCCGGGAACGAGTGCATCAGCTCGTTCACCGAGAAGGGCAGATCAACAAACGCCTCGCGGGTGAGCGCGGGGTCGACGCAGGCGATCGCCAGATAGACCGCCTCGGCCAGACGGTCGAGCTGCGCTTCGCTGAGCTGCGCCACGCTCGCGGCCGATATCGCCGCGCCGCCCAGTTCGGAATAGACCTGGAACAGAGCCGGCTGAATTCTCTTGATCGCGCGGAAGGGAAGATGCGGCAAAACCCAATGGCGTCCGCCCAGCGATACCGGAAAGCTCTCCTCGTTCATGCCGTGTCCCCGAAATTGAGCTGGCACACCTGGCCGGCGCTATTGGCGAAGCATTGGAAATCGAGCTCCGGCAGCGTGAAGTCTTCGAGCTTGGTGCCGAGCGCCAGCTTGTCGGCGACGCAATTGTAGAGGAGCACCGAGAATTGCTTGCCCGTCGTCGGGTCGGCGGCGAACAGATTGGCGGAAAACGCCACCGTTGGCCCGATCAGTTGCGAGCCGACGGCGACGTTCTCGCCGCTGCTGGCATTCGTGTAGGTGTACGAAACCAGCACGGCGGCGCCGGCGTCGCCGGCGGCGAACGTATAGACGCCGCCCGACACCGAATATTGCCCCGTCGTCGGCGACGAGGCGACCTGTCGCAGAGGCAGCGCGCTCGCCGCATAGACGACGCCCTGATCGGCGACGAAAGTCGTGTGGAAGCTCGTCGTGTAGGTATAGGGCGATGAACCCGGCACGCTTGCCGCCTCGCCGAATTGGGTCTGCGTCACGCCGCTCGTCGGCGCCGCGCCGAAAAACAGCGCGCCGAGCGCCTGGCCGGAAATGCGGGCCATCTTGGCCTTGCCGGTCATCTTGCGCGTGCCCGAGCCGATCGCCACGGGGAAATTATTTTGCCCGTAGAGTGACTTTGTGGTCGCGCTGATGTTGAGCGTGACCTCCTGGGCGAGGCCGAAATTGATCGGCGCGCCGCCCTGAGGCGTGCCGATCAGCACGCCCGATCCGAAGACGAACATGAGGTTCTCCGTTGCGATGTGGAAATGGACTTGCGAGAGGTACGACGCCGGCCATCAGGAATGGGGAGCGCGCGCCACCCAACGGCGCGGAGCCATTTCGCCAATGCCGGAGGAACTGGAGAACGCGGCGTCAGGTCCGTTGAGCGCTTTCGCTCACCTCACGGCAGCACAAGCTTGACGCTGGCCACCGCCAGCCCGTCGCCGTCGATGTCGCCGGTGTCGCGAATGGGCACGCCGGCGATCTTGCAGTCGTAGACGGCGCCGCCGAGCGTCTGCCGCCCGAGCGCGAGGTCGACGCCTTGCGGCGCCAAAGCCGCATCGATCGCATCGAGCGCGGCGTTGATCGCCGAAGCGCCAGGCGTCAATGGATCACGCGAGTCGAAATAGAGGAACAATTTAGCTTCAATGGTGCGCCGCGGCATCGTTGGCGAAGTCCATTGATAGGCCTCCGGCCCCGCTTCGAGCTGGAACAGCGCCGGCCGCATGGCCGCCGGGACTTCGCTCCACAGTTTCAACCGGCGCGAGGCGATGCCCCACGCATAGGCGTTCGCCAGCGTTTCAAACAGGGCGGAAAAGGCGGCTTCGCGACTCATGTGCGCTCCCATGCGTCGTCCGGCGACTGGCTGAAGGCGTCGATGATTTCACCGGACATTTCATCGAGCGACGAACGCAGATAGGAGCGTTCGGGAATGTCGGAGCCAGGATGCTCGACGCGCTTTGCAAAATGCAGCGCGCCGCCCGTCACGAACGCCAGCGCCTTCCCCTTGGTCGGCAGGATTTCATGGGCGGAAGTTTTGCCGCCATATTCCTGGATCGCCGCGTATTTGATATCCCCGCGCGAGCCGACGCTGCCCCGCGCCGTGTCTCCGTCGAGGCCGGCGTCGCTGACGATGGAGGCGCGCAACGCCCCGCTCGCCACATTGAGAACCTGGCCGGAGAGCTTGTCGTTGCGCACCTTGTCGGCGAGGGCCGCGGCGAGCGTCGCCGCTTTTGCCGCGAGGTCGGCGAGCAGCGCCGCAGGAAAGGCTCCGAGGCTTGCATCGAGCGCATCGGCGCCGGCGAGGCCGACCGTCAACATCTAGGTCACCACCCGGCGATAAGGTTGCAGCAGCGCCAGAACCGATGCCGAGATTGCCGAAACGTCATAGGCGATCGTCTCCTGGCCGCCGACCGATTTGGAACGCAAGCCGATGCGCTCGGCCGCCCGAAATCGCTCAGCGGCAAGCTCCAGCGCCGCCTGCGCGATGTCCTGCGGAATGTATCCATAGGACAGCGACACCGGCGCGCCGGCGTCTGCCGCCGAAAAGGTATAAAGGCCGGCCGCGACGGCGTATTGACCGATCGATGGCGACGCGCCGACCGCGACCAGAGGCGCGCCGGTCTGCGCATAGACGACGCCCAGATCCGAGCCCCACGGCCCGAACGGTTGGCTGGCTGCGACCTGCCAGGGCGCCGCGTTCGGCGCCGTCTGCGCTTCGCTCTCCACGCTGTAGCCGGCGCTGTAGGCGACGACGACATTCTGGCGCCCGCGCCGCATGGCGAGGCCGAACACATCGAGGTACTGTTGCCGTCCGGGCGGCGCCGCATCGCCGTTTTGCAGGAGATAGCCGAGTCGATCCGCGGCGGTCGCCGGCGGGACGGGCTGGCCGTCGATCGTCACCGAGGCGATGCCGGTCGCCGGCCAATGGCGAAGCATGATGCGCGCGCCTTCGCCGTCCAGCGTCTCGCCATAGGTTTGCGGCAGCAGCGCCGGACGATTGAGCAATGCGTAAATCGCACGGCTCGCCGCCGTGATCAGCGCGGCGAGCGTGACATCGTTGGGCGACGTCGCAGAAGGCAAGCCGAGCCACGCTTTGAGAGCGGGCAACGTTGTCAGGTCCTGGGAAGACATGGCTTGCCTCGCTGCTTCTTCGCGCGAACAGCCCGCCGGCGGTCGCCCTGGCGGGGCGAGCGGCCGGGCAGGGGGTTCAGCCGTTGCCGATATTGGTGAGAATGCCGACGCCGAACGGCGCATAGACCGCCAGAACCTCTTCGGCGTAGACGCCGAACTCGCGGCGGCGCGTGCGCACCGGCCAGTCGATGCGATAATAATCGCGCCGGGTCAGAACTTCCGCGACGTTGGGCGTCTCGTTGGACTGGTACCAGACGGGCAAGCGCTCGCAATAGGCGAGCATCGTTCCCGGCGGCAAGCCAGGATGGACCATGATCGGAATGTCGAAACCGCCATCGACGCTGAACGGGTTGTAATACCAGCGCACGACGCCGGAAGCCGACACGCCGTAGGGCCCGCCGCGATCAGCGTCCGCCGTGACGTTGTAACGGATCAGCGGGCCGGAGGAATTGGTCAGGCACTTATTGGTGATGTTCTTCTGTTCCTGCGCGTTCACATAGAGGACCGTCGGCGACAGCCGGTAGGCGCTCCACATCTCGAGCAGCATGTTGTCGATCTCGACGACCGAACCCCGCCCCGACGCCGTCAGGAAGGAGCCGGTTCCCGCGGTTCCGGCGCTCATCGCCTCGACATAAGCGCTATTGGCGGGATTGAAGCCAATGGTCAGCAGGCCGTCGAAGGCGAGCGTCGAGTTGCGCGAGCAATCGTCGGTAATCGCCGACACCGCCTGTTGGCCGCTCGCCAGCGGCGCCGCGATGGCGAGGCTGTTGATCGTCGTGATCGCCTGCAGCGTTTCGGAGCCCGAGGGGCCGACATACCAGGCATAGGCGACGGCGCCGACGACGTTTCCGACCGTCGCGAACAGCGTCTCGCCCAAGGTGACCGCCTGCGTTGCGTTGGCGCTCTTGTTCGATGAGCCGCCGTTCAGCGCATAGGTGTTGCCGTCGTTGCCGGTGATCGTCTTGGCCGTTGCGACGCCGGCCGCCAGCGACGAGTTGGAATAGCCCTCGAGCGTAAGCGCGGCGACGATGACCGAATAGGTTGCGGCGGGCAGCGTCGCCCCCGATCCCGACGCGGCGAGCGTCGGCGTCGCCGGCGTGCCGAGGGCGAGCGACGCGTTTCCGCCGAGCAGGCCGGTCTCTTCCTTGCGCATGGTCTTTTGCAGCAGGCGCAGGGTCGCCGTGGCGTTGATGTCTTCGTAGCCTTGCGCGGCGGCCTCGGCCTCGAAGGTTACCGTGTCCTCCTCGCCGAGCGTCATGTAAGGCGCGACCTGCAGGTTGGCGACGTAGGACATGCTGGCGGAACGCTGGCCTTCCGGCACCCAGCCGATGGCGTCGAAGCCCGAGCCGGCGATCGAGGAGATCGTCCGCCAGCGCGCTGCGTCGCCCGGATTGACACGCTGAACGCGAGGGATCGAATTGCGCAGCGGCGTGATCGTCGGATAGAGATTTTTTGCCGGCGCCTGCAGATCGTATGCCGAGAGGCCCGTTGCGATCGTGACGTTCTTGGCGAGCGCCTCGTCGGGATGGGCGAGCGATTCCTTGGTCAGACGCAAGGTTTCCTCGGTCGTTTGCGCAATGCTCATGGGTTTCCGTTCCTGTTGGTTGCGACGGGGGTTATGAATGAGGGGCGAGCCGCGGTTTTGCGGACAGTCGAATTCTGGCCCCGTGCTTCACAGGGCGGTGGGCGGTGAGTCGACCGATCTATGAGTGAGCTGTCGGCGAAGCGCGTCCGGGGCGGAAAGCCGGCACGGGGCATGCAAGCTATTCGGCGTGATGACGGGGCGGTCATCGACTCTTGGCGGACGCTCCCACGGCCACCGTCGTTCTCCGGTTGGAGCGGGAAAGAAACGCGCCCATTATCGGCACGCGCAATGGCGCAGAGCAATTGCAGATAGGGAGTCTAGTAGTTCGCGCGCCGCTCGCTATTTCAAAGCTGCGCCGACGGCCGCGCCAGCGTCCTGAATGATGCGCGCGATATACTCTTCCGGCGTGAACATTGTCGCGTCGATGTTGTTCTTCATAGCTCGCTGGTGCGGCGACAATAGCTCTTCGAGCTTGCCCGGCGCGACCCCGACCTTGCGGCCGAGAAAAGCGACCTCCGCCGCCCTGAAGTGCGGGCCCGTGCGAAACCAGCGGATCGGTTCGGTGTCCTGCGCGAGGAAGTGATAGAGGCGCTCGATCGTGGTGACGCCGCCGACATAGGGTGTGAGATAATCCCGCACGGCCGCGGCGACTGTTTCGAGAAGCTCGTCTTGTGTATAGTCTGGCGTGTTCAGATTGGAGCCCTTCCAGTTCGCCAACATGCCCAACGAGCCATGCATCCAGCACCACCACGGCGGCGGGACAAAATCGCTTCTGCGGATGACCGGGTCGGCGTACCGACGCTGGCATTCCTCTGCGAATGCGTCGGCCGCGCGGTTACGTAGCCCGATATCGCCGATCAGGAATTGCTTCGGTCGCCCATAGGTATCGAAGGTCAGGATATGTTCGACCTCTGGCGTGCTCCAATCGGCGCGATAGGTGAGCTTCGCCACACGCTTGTAGCCGGCTTGCCGCAGCGCCTGGGCGAGCAGGTCGTCGAGTTTGGGGCGCGTTTTGCCTCGCGCGCCGATCGTGATGTTCGAATCTTCCCTAGGCGCAGGCTCGTCCTCCGCCGCCCGCGGCCATGACTCCGGGTTGCCGAGCACGCTCGATATAAGGGCAAGCGTCTGCGCTCGCGCTTCGTCGGACATCGGGGCGGAGCTGATGCCGATGGGACCATTGATTCTCGGAAGCTTTACCGCGTCGCCCGAGGTCTTCGCCGGTCCGTCGAATTTTCCTTCGGCGGCGCCGGCCCGACCATCCGGTGCGCGATCGCCTGTCGGGGGCTCCTTCATATCGGCGGACCTCCGCCAGCAAATGGGTGATATTTTATCGTGACGCCTGCACTCAAAAGCTTGGCCACCAGATACGCTGTGCGCAAGTTGATATACCAACAGCCGCCGCAATAGGTTTCATATGCGATCAGGGTAATCTTTGCCCCCAAAGACGGGACGAGCACTCCTTGAGCTTCGAGGAGAGCCGCATCCTTGTCAACCTGCGAAGCATTGAGATAGATCGCATCATATTGCGTCGTCTTGACCTCGACTCCTATGAGTTCATTGGTGATCGGGTTCTGCGCCACGAAGTCGTAGATGCGAGGCGTTGGAAAGCCGGGAATGTTCACGGAAACCGGGCTAGCGGATGCGATCTTGAACCCACGCGCAACGTAGTCGGTCTGTGCTTCGACAACCCTGCGCTGATGCTGATCGTTGGGTCCACGACCGTTGAACGCGGGCTTTTTGGCTTCGCCAGCCGTTGAGGCGCTGGGAGCATTGCCGCTCGTCCATTGTCCGCTCTCGCGCCCGTTGCCGGCGGGCACGCGCGGCTGATCGGGATTGTAGCCGCGCTCCAGATCATCGAGCGGCGCCCTACCGAGCCCCAACGCCTCCACAATGACGGCCGGGGCCACGCCCGCCTTCATCAGCCCGTCCGCCATGAACAGTCGGCGAGCGTCCTCCTTAGGATTCGCTAGCCCTGGCAGTCCGGTTAGCGCGAGATGGGTCAACGCGAGCGCCATTTCGCCTTGTTGGCGACGGACGAGCGCGCAGCGAATATGCGCGAGGGCCGACAGCTCGATCGGACGCCGGTAAGCGGCGCTCAGCAACGCGACGATGCGTGCGTCGCCTGTCGGCGGCTCATCCGCCTTCGCGCGCCATGATTCATCGCCGGCGGCCGCGAGTTTCGTTCCAGCGCCGAGGACGAGTTCGTCTCCGTCAAAAGCCATCTGGCGATGCAGCGGGGCGCCGCTGCTGCGCGCGTCCCATCGCTTGCTCAAGGCGTCGGCCAGCATGGACGGCCTCGTTTCTTGCAACGACGGGCTTTGGCGTCACAGCCGCGGCGCGATGGGATGGGCGAGGCTGAGCTTGGTCAGCGCCAGGGCGCGCTCCGTCGGCGCGAGCGCCGAAAGACGCCGCACGGCTTCGTCGATCGACGAGACGCGTTCGGCTTCGATGCCGTCGGCCGACTTGGAAACGGCGCGCAGCGCCGCCCTGGCGGGCAGCGGTTGCGCCTCCAGCGTTGCGATGCGCAGCGACAGCGCGTCGAGTTCCGGCGCGAGCTCGTTGAGGCGGGTTCGCAGCGCCGCCGTCTCGCCGAGCGCCTTGACGAGCGCGGGGGAGGGGGGCGCCTCGACGGGGCTCGGCTGGGCGGCCGGCGGCGCTGCGATCTTGGCAGTCGTTGAATCTTGCGAATCGGCGGCGGCCTCGGACCCAAATTCGTCCGCATCCGCCCCCGCAGAAATCCGGGCGGCGAGCGCCTCGGCTTCGCGTTTCAGGCTCTCGCTCAGCGCGCGCGCCATTGCGATGAGGCGGACGATTTCGGCGAGCCGCTGCGCGTCGTCGCGCTCGTCACCGTCGGCGGTCGCATCGGCCGCGTCGTTCTCGTCATCGTCGCCTGCCAAGTCTGCGGCGGCATCGTCCTTGCCCGCCGCCTTGGCGGCGAAAGCGCGGCTGACGGCCACGCCGTCCTTGACGATTTCGAACGTCGCCGCCGCGACGGCGGGCAGATCGACCAGCGAAATCTCGCTGGGTTCGGCGGTGTAGCGGGTGAACTGGCCGCCGGCGTCCGGCCAGCGCCTGACATAGCGGCCGCCCTGGCTGAAGCCGGTGTAGACGCCTTCCTCGACTTTCCGCCACTCGTCGTCGTCAACGATCTTGGCGGCGACCATGATGCGCTTGCCCGCATCATCGAAGGCGATGTCGGTGATCTTGCCGGCGGCGACGCGGCCGTGCATGGCGCGCAAGGCGCCCAGCGACTTGCCGCCGCTCGCCTCGTTCATCTGCGCCGACCAGGCCTTGTAGTACGGCTTGGTCGATTCGTAGTCGCAGATTTCGCCGGCGCGGTCGGGCGCCTCGGCGGTGGCCACGCCGTAGACCACGCGCTGGTCGGCATCGACCTTGGTGATCGGCAAAAAGAGCAGCAGTTCGGACATGAGGGCTCCGGACATGAAGACGCGAAGGGGCGGTGGCTCCGCTGCGAGAGGGCGCGCGGGCGAAGGACGATCAGCTTGTGCGGAAAGGTTCGGGAGAGGACGGCGCCGCTTCAGCGGCGGGCAGCCGCTGCGGCGGCCACGTTTCCCAATCTATGCATTATGCCGCTTGCGGCGTAACGAAGCAAGAAATTGTTCTATGTTTGTTCGAACCGACCGCATTTCCTACAAGCGACGCCAATCCGCACGTAGTTGAGTCTGCAACATAATTCCTGAGGTAAATCAGATGCCGCCGGCGCGACGCCATACGCTGTGGTCTTCGCTCTGATTGGAGGGGGATGTTCATATCAGCGGGATCCCTGTCACCCGACGGCGAAGCCTCATCTGGACGTTAGATCAGCGAGTCCTCGCGATCTGAGCATAGGATGGAATGAAACGTCGCCACGCACTCGTTGCAGATGAAAACCTCAGGACCGGCGCCCAGTCGAACCTCAGGGGCGGCTTTTCCGCAGAAGGAGCAGGCGAGGCTCCGCGGGTCTTTCGCTTGGCCGTCTTTGCCTTTTTGCAGGCCGGCCGAACTTTGGCGGATGAATTCGATTGCGATCTTGTTTAGGGGCGATGCCTGGTTCCCCTTTTCGCCCAAAAGCAGGGAGCAGGCGTTGATAAGACAATCGTAATGGCGATTGCTCACCCAATCGTCCGCCATCTTCGACAATCTGCGTTTTGTCTCCTCGTCGAAGCCTACGGGTTCGTTCGGCAATTACTTCCTCGCTCTTTGACCTCGCGGCTCCGACCGGCGCGGAGGGTTTGCAGCCGCTTGAAAACGAATTCGAGCCAGCGGCCCGAAAGAGGGCGCTCTTTCAACACTTCTCAGCTCTTTCGCGCCTGGCAGGAAAGGCTTTCGACTACGCCGTCAGTTCCGGAAGCCGTCAAGGTCCCGCGAAGGTCTCCCAGTTCGAAGCGAACGGCGAGGTCTCCGCCGAATTTGGAATGAATGATCTGCTGATGATCGCCGAACGTCACGCCGGCGACATCTCGGTAGGAAATCTGAGAATTCACGAACAGAAGAAAGAGGGTGCGCCGCGGCTTAAGCCCCGCGGCGACGTCGACCTCGGCGCCGTTGCTAAGCCGGGCGCCGTGAATCCCCAGACTTGCTGGTTTGGCTACGGTTACGTTCGCTGCCGACATATCGAGACGCAAGGTCGCGGCGGTCGACTCCGCGCTTGGAAAGTCGGGAGTCTCCAGCGCATGAACCATATCGGAAAGAATATCGCGAAGGTCAATCATTGGATTCTTTCAATACGGTAGCAAAGGCGAGATTGTCATTCCCGCTAGGCACTCTTTGTTTCTGCGGAGCACGCCCTCCATGCAAAGTTTGTAATGATGGAAGTCGCCGTCGAAGATCGCAGAGTGGCATATCGCCCAGTCCGACTCCCATAGCTCGTCGCATCAGATATTGGCTCGCTGCACTTGGCCTGTCGACGAGGATGCGTTGGCGCCCTCGTCGGTCCATCGCCCATTCTCGTCGCGCGGCTGATCAAGATTGAACCCGCCCTTGATGACGCTTCCGGCTTGCGGCCCTCCCGCCGCCGCCCCTCCCGCCGCCGCCAGCCCGAGGTCGGCGCGCGCCTCGTCGGTCGTCTTGATGCCGGCGCCGACGAGGATCTGCAGGGTCTGCGCCTGCTGCAGCGGATCGATGGCGTCGTCGCCGACCCAGACGAATTCGAGGTCAGGCGCGCCGAGCCAGCGCGCGATCACCCGGTCGAGCGCGTCCTTGATCCACGCCTTCAGGGGAATGACCCCTTCCTGCGCCGCCTGCAGGCGCAATGTCTCGCTGGTGGCGCGGTTGACCTGCGAGACGAAGGCCGAGGCCGGCACCGAAAAGGCGTAACAGATGACGCGCGCCAGCCATTCGTCGTACTGGTCCTTCAGCGGCGGCTGGCGCGTCTCGACCAGGCGGAAATCCGACGGCATGAATTTCAGCATGCGCCGGCGGCCGAGATTGCCGGCCATCAGCGCGTCGAAATAATCCTGAAACTGCCGGATCTGATCGACGGTCCATTCCTTCGGCAATGTCGCGAAGGCGTCGGGCGCCGAACCCGAGCGATAATATTCGAGAGTCGCGACGTCGCGCCTCAGCGCGATATTCACTGTCATGGCGATCTGCTCAACCGGGCTCATGCCGTAGAGCCGGTTTGCCCGCGGGTTGCGCGGCAACACCATCAGCTCGTCGCTTGAGAAATCGGCGGCCGGCACGCCATGCAGCACCTGCTGCCAGGCGGGATCGGGCGGCTCGGGCGAGCGCCCGTCCTCGCCGATCAGCGGCTTGATGGTCGCCCCGTCGATGATGTCGAGGCTGTAGAGCGCGCCGGACCGCGTCAGGCGGGGATAGATGGTCGCCGCGTCGATCACCAGCATGTCCTCGAGCAGCATGCGCAGCCACGCCGCGAACGAATGGCGACGGTCCGGCCGGTCGAAGAAGGCGAGCGCCGCTTTGGCGCGCGGCGCGGCCGCAGCGGCGGCGGAGGGATCGCGCGGGCGAATCGAATGGTCGAGGGCGGCGATCTGGTCCTTGCGCGTCTCGATGACCGTGCGCAGCAGCGGCAGGGCGTCGGCGAGCGCCCTGAGCTCGGCGAAGCCGATGCCATTGTCGGCGCGCGGGATGTAATTGAGGTTGACGCCGAAAGGATAGTCGAACTGCCGCCCCTTGACCTCGGGCGGCGCCATCGGCGCGAGCGGCTGTTGCGGTCCGAACCAGGTGTCAGGCGCAACGCCCGTGACGACGAAGCGCGTCGCGCTGGCGAGGCGGGCGAACAGGCTTGGCGGCAGCGGCGTCATGGTTCCGTCGAGTTGCGGCATCGCGATCTTTCCCGTGAAGGCCTTCGCCCGTTGCTGTTCGCGGCGGCGAGGCGCGCCGCCGCGGCACAGCGTTGTCCGCTGCAAACGCCGCGTCTATAAGCGCGGCGTTTTTGGGGAGACGGGCATGATTCGGCGCCTGGCGTTTGCGCTGGCTTCGCTGATTCTGGCGGCTGCGCCGGCGGCGGCCGCCGAACGCTGGACGTTCTGCGTCGCCTCGACGCTCGGCGCCAAGGACGTCTGGATTACCGAAGTCTTCCCCGCCGCCGACCGCGAGCGGCTCGAGGCGCAATTCAAGGAAGTGCTTGAGCGCCAAGGCGTGGCGCGCGTCGTTGCGCAATGCCCGGCGCCGAGCGACGACAAGACGAGCGTCGTCAACGCCCAGACCGCCGCCGAGGAATTCAATCGCAAGCTCGGCGCCGCTCTGCATTCGGTGTCGATGCAGGAGTTTCCGCCGCGCCGCTAGACTGGAGCGAGATGCGAAAAGTGGCTCCAGCTCATCGCTTGCGCGCCGCGTCGCGATAGAACTCCACCATGCCGGAGCGTCCGGCCCCGTCGAGATTGATGAGATCGGCGATCGCCCAGACCAGCGCGTCGGCCCGGTCGGGCGAAAAGCCGGCCGAGCGCCCGTTGAAGTCGGGCGTCAGCGCGCAGAGCTGATCCTCCAGCTTGGCGAAAATTCCGACATGATGCACCAGGCCGCGTTCATAGGCGGCGGCGACCGGTTCGGCGCGCAGATATTTGCCGCGCGTGGCGGTCACCGGCCGCACCGGCAGATTGGCGTCGCACTGGCGGAGCACGTCAGCGACCATGTCGCCGCCATTGTTGACCTCCGCCACCACGCGATTGGCGGAAAAGCGCCGGTAGGCGGCGACGATGCGGGCGGCCCAGGCCGCCGGCGTCTCGCCCTGGCTCGAAAGGTCGGCGAGCACATAAATCGCCCCGTTGGCGGCTTTTGCCGCGACGATGATTCCGCATTCGTCGGCGCGCGCGCCGGAAACCGCCGGCGGATCGACCGCGATGACGATTTCGGCATAGTCGCCCGGCGCCGTCGCGCCGGAAACCCGGCCGCGCTCGATCAGTTCGCGCGTCCACAGGGCGCCCGGCGTTTCCTCGACGATCTCGGCGAACAGCTCCTGGCGGCCCAGCCGACTGCCCTCATAGCGGGCGGCGATCCTCGCCAGAAAGGCCTCGGCGAGGTGCTCGGAATTGTCGAACGTCGCGCCATGCGTGACGATGGCGTCCTTGTCGGCGATGAGCCGCTTGATGAGCTTGGTCGGCCGCGGCGTCGTGGTGATGATCGCCTGCGGCGAGGGGCCGAGGCGCAGCCCGAGCAGCGCCTGATCGAAGGCGTCGGGATAGCGCCAGGCGGCCAGTTCGTCGCACCACAGCTTCATGTGCTGCTTGCCGCGCAGCCGGTCCGGCTCCTCGGCCGAGAACAATTGCGAGACCGCGCCGCTCGGCCAGTTCAGCCGCGCGGCGGAGCGCGCGTAATGCGGCCGTTCGTCGGTGCGGCAGCAGGCCAGCACGCCGGACTGGCCGAGCACCATCACGTCGCGCGCATCGTCGGCCGTGGCGCCGATAAGATTGACGATCGGATGGGTCTTCACCCATTCGCGCACCGCTTCGGCGCCGGCCCGCGTCTTGCCGGCCCCGCGTCCGGCCAGGATCAGCCAGTAGATCCAGTCGCCTTCCGGCGGCAACTGGTCGGTGCGCGCCCAGAAGCGCCAGTCGCGCAGCAGCCGCTCGCCGAGCAAAGGATCAAGGTCGGCGAGCCATCGCAGCCGCTCGCTTTCGCTCATCGAAAACAAATCGCGGATGGTCGGCCGCCAGGCGCCGTGAGCGCCTGGCCCTTCGGCGCTTCCGGCGGCTTTCGCGGCGCGGCGCCGCTTGGCCGTCATGTCGGACTGGCGGCGCGCTGGCGGCGAGCGGTCATGTCGGCGAGCTTCCTCATCAGCTCCTCATAAGCCTGATCGACCAATTGCGGCTCCGTTGGCGCCGCCTTCGAGAAGCCGTGATAGCGATCAAGGCGATCGAACACCTTGAGGATGCGATCGACGGCGCCGAGGTCGCCGCCGGCGGCCTGCTCGATCAGCTTGCCGACCATCGCCTCCAGTCGCCGGATTTGCAGCTTGGCGTAGTCCCTGGTGGGCCGGATCGAGATGGCGTTGAGCTCGGCGCGCACAATCTTCTCAACGCGCGCCCGCGTATGGTTGCGGGCGTCGGCGATGGCCTCGATGCTTCGGCCGGCCGCCAGCAAATCCAGAACTGGCGAGGCCGGCGGCGCCAGCGCAATTTCGCCGGCGCCCGGCGATTTCGGCGCTGGCCGCATGAGTCTTCCCGATGTTGTGGAGGTTTGCCGATGTTGTGGAGGTCTGCCGCGCGGCGCGGGCGGCGCGCTAGGCTGCGCTGACGCGGTTCCGACGCGCCATCTTCAATGTGCCAGATTATGCCGAGGATGGCGTAACGCGGCAATGTTTTGTTTCGCGACGGGGCGCGTCGATCTTGATTTGCTCTTGTAGATCAAATGTTTGTCGAAGAAGAATTTCTCCTAGCGCCGGGCGCTTTCGGCGAACCCCAGGTCGGCGATCGTCCACATCACCGCGGCAAGCGCCGCGGCGTCGAACACAAAAGCCAGCCAGGCGGGCATGAGGCCTTCCGAACGCGGCTGATACCAATGGGCGGCGGCGGCCAGAAACAGCGCGAACGGCGCGAGGCCGGCAAGCGCCGGCGGCTGGCCGCGATCGGCGAAGCGCTTGGCGCTGACGAAATATTCGGCGACCGCGCACAGCAGCAGAACGAAGGCGTAGACGATCAGATAGACGTAGGCGGCGGCGACGCGCAGGTCGATCAGCCCCTCGCGCGCAAGATCGCGCATCTGGCGCGGCGCCACCAACAGCCAGACAAGCGTTGCGACGAGCGCGATGGCGACCGGCGGCCACACGGCGCGGCGCCACGCGCGCCGATCGATGACGCCCTCGCCCTGCCGGTAGAGAAACCGAAAGCGCTCGCCGCCAAAGGCCGGCTTCATCAATCCCTCAACAATTCGTTGATGCCCGTCTTGGCGCGCGTTTGCGCATCGACCGTCTTGACGATGACCGCGCAATAAAGCGCGGGGCCGGGCGAGCCATCGGGCAGCGGCCGGCCAGGCAGCGATCCCGGGACCACCACCGAGAAGGGCGGCACATAACCGAACTGGATCTTCCCGGAAGCGCGGTCGATGATCTTCGTCGAGGCGGACAGGAACACCCCCATCGACAGAACCGAGCCCTCGCCGACGATGACCCCCTCGACGACTTCCGAGCGGGCGCCGATGAAGCAATTGTCCTCGATGATCGTCGGATTGGCTTGCAGCGGCTCCAGCACGCCGCCGATGCCGACGCCGCCGGAAAGATGCACGTTCTTGCCGATCTGCGCGCAGGAGCCGACGGTGACCCAGGTGTCGACCATCGTGTTGGAATCGACATAGGCGCCGAGATTGACGAACGAGGGCATCAGCACGACGCCGGGCGCAATGAAGGCCGATTGCCGCACCACGCAATTGGGCACGGCGCGAAAGCCGGCTTTTGCGAACGCGGCGGCGTCCCAGCCGGCAAATTTCGAAGGCGCCTTGTCGTACCATGCGCCGCCGCCGGGGCCGCCGGAAATCACCTGGTTTTCATTGAGGCGGAACGACAGCAGCACCGCCTTCTTCAGCCATTGATGAACCCGCCATGCGCCGGCGCCGGCG